TACCTTGTATGTCTATCCATGATAAGTAAAAACCATCACAAATTTCAGCACAAGCATCACGTTCTTTTTGTGCAATCAATTTGGCAAATTGGGTTAGGCTTGCAAAGTCACCTTCAACTACCGTGCCCACTTCCACAAATGTATTTGCTTTGGTGAATTGTTTGTGTATCGTGCATTCAAAACCAGCTTGATTTGCTATCTCTATAATTTCTTCTTTAGTCATGTCTTACTCCTTTATGCCATGTTTCATCAGCAGTCTCCATAGCTTCTCCCCATGCCGGATTCGCAGTTGATTGGTAGGCCTTCAGCCCAGTCGGGTGTCCACCGCATACATTCTTCAACGTAGGCTTGGGCCTCGCTCGCTTCGTGTTCTTTGGCAATACACGCTATAGCGTCATGCACGGTCAGCACCACATCGTATCGTTTGGATATACGAATCATCTGCTCACCAATGATGCACCTAGCAATAGCTTGGCACACGTTCTCAATGACCTTGCCCCCATAGATTTTGTTCCATCCGGCACGCACCTTGTACTGGTATTGGATACCCTTCTCTTCTCGTAAAGCCCTTAACTCGTTGTATCGCATGAGTAAACCTGTGGGTAACTTGATAGCGTTCTCCATGGGTACAAGGGTGAGAACTCCTTCTCTTCCCAACATCGTGGTGCTCTTTGAAGCCAAGGCTTGTAGGGTATTTTGTCCTTGCTTCCATAAAGAAACAATTTGTGGGTAAGTAGTCCTATACGTATGTACGATGCGTTGCGCTTCTTCAGCCTCAACTTCAACACCAAAAGTTTTGAGTTGCGCTTGAAATTTTGGCGCGCCCATGCCGTAGCCCGCGCCAAGGATCGTTGTTTTACCGACGAAACGTTCTTCCTTTGTGATATCTTCCGGCTTCTTGCCGTAGATAGCAGACGCCATGATTTTGTATACATCCTCGCCATTCGCAAATGCCTCCACTAAGTCGTTCTGTCCGGCTAACCAAGCCAATGTTCTTGCTTCAATCTGAGATGAGTCAGAGTCAATGATCACGTATCCTTCCGGTGCAAGGATAGCTTTCTTTAGACGACCCGCGTTAGTCCCACGGCTAGGCAGATTCTGTAGATTCAAGTTGTCGCTACCACCCCACCTTCCGGTATGGGCGGCGTAATATTTCAACGGCACAGGCATGAGCCCACGCTTGGCGATACCAATGAATCGTTCTGTCCTAGTTTCTTCTAGTGTGCTCTTAGTCCCGAGTCTCGCGGCGACCAATGCCTGTACGCGTAGGTCAGGGTGCTCAGCCAATGCCTTGAACTCCTCATCGTTCTTAGCAAACGCATACGCTTCCTTGCCGGTTACGTTGCTGATCTTCATGGGGGGTTGCACGCCCACGCTTTGTAGTAGCAGTGCGAACTTGGGGTTAGACGCTAAATCTATCTTGTCGACATCTGCTTGTAGTAGCAGTATGTTCTTCTTGTCCTTAACATCTTTTAGGTGTTGCTCCAACAAGGCCAGATCCAGATCGAGCTTTGGCGTACAGAACATACGTAGTGTTAAATCAATCAGTTTAAGCTCAATCCTGGGGAACTGGTTTCTCATCATTATGGCGAACAACTTATAGGTTAGTTCCACATCGTTGATGCAGTAGTCACCGTACGTGCTCAAGTCCTCGGGAGAAAAGTCCTCACGCCTAAACCCTGACGCATCCTCCACCGCCGTACCTTTAGCGCCAATCCCATACCGCTCCGCCATGGCCTTCAAACTACCACCGGCCTCGACACCATGCAGAGCACGCCCCATGGACAAAGTATCCGCGTAGACTTTCGGCACGATATCGAAATGTTGACTCAGAATAAATCCGTCAAACATCATATTGTGCGCTAGGGCAATACTTGAGGCCCAGTCAAAGCCATGTAGCCACTTCTTAATTTGTTCGTGCGTACCGCTAGCCCACTCGGTCGGTTCGTCGTTAACCTTTACAGCCACGCCTATGACTTCAAACCTTGGGTCACGCACGTACTCCTCGGTTGTCATCTTGGTTAGACTGAAGTCAGACTTGTTATAGTATGTTTCAAAGTCTATGGTTATCAGGTTCATTGTTCTTCCCATTCAATGAGTTTAGCCAAGTAGTGTTGCGCCTTATGCAGATCATCTACCCCGCCCTTGTCTCTCCATCTTGACACGTACTTGATCACGTTGCCTTCTAGATATTTAAGCTCGTTGGCTAAGATATAATCCCATGGTTGGATTGCCTTGTCTTTGTAGTGTGCGCCGCCTACCTGTATATCGTTTGCTTTTTTTCTTGTTGCCATGTTATTTCTCCGTTGGTAATATGAAATTGAAATAATAAGTTATCACATGCTTGGGTACATCAAACCGCTCGGCTATCTCACGATAAGACATACCCTGTGCACGTAGAATCTGCGCTCGTCTTCCGTTGATTGCAGTGCGCTTACGGCCTGAGCCCTCGCGCTTACCTCCGTGTGTCTTATTCATTGATCTCCCTTGCTCTCATCATTTCATCTGCATATTGGTAGGATTTAGCGCCTACAAAACCAAGACTTGTTGTAAATCTTGCGTCTGGTCTGCTTAATATGGCTTGCATCGCAAGACCAGCAAACCAGTCTCGCAAATCCATGCCGTGGGATTGTGTGTTGTTGGGATCGGGGAATGCTTTAATCATTTGTATCTCCTTCTCTGTATGCGTATACGTTTTCTGTTAACTTCTCGATCATGTAACCTAGTGGTACGTCATGCTTATGGATCAACGCAGATAAGTAACTCACCAAGGCAGAGGCAACAATGTGCGCTTTCTGATCATGCAGTACGCTTTCCATTTTCGCCATGAGCCTCGTGATCTCTTGGGTCTTTTCCATCATCTCTCTTGTCTCTTCAATATCTTTAGTCATTTCTTCATGCTCCTTATGTAAACTGTGAATGATGCAATGGTGTCTTCACCAAAGCCCTTGAACTTCTCTATCTCCCGTGCAACTTCTTCCAGTATCTTATTACGATGACTAACCATGAACTCATCAATCGTACTGTGTATGATGTCGCGCTCGATCTGAGCAAACTCTTCATCGGGTGTCATATCTTATTCTCCAATTTAAAAAGCCTTCTTTTTCCAAAGCTGTTGCAATTTCATTTGCGGTCACCTTACCACAATTGGGTACTTGCCATGCTAAACTTTCTTTACTTAAATGTTTAAATACATCAAAAATGTTGGCATCGTACGTAGGTTTCATTCGGAATGATATTTTGTCTTTTGTAAACCAAATTCCCTCTTTGCTGATTGACATGACTACATTCATCCCCCGAATGCTTAATTTTGTTTTCGCAAATTCTTCAAGTGTCATAATGGTGCTTCCTCCATGTCGTTGATTTCTTTTTGGCGTAGCCTTTCATCCGCTATCCGTATTAACTTAGGATCAACTTGATCAAAGGGCCACCACGTGTTGTTCATTAGTTTCTCTATAATTTCTTCGTCAGTCATTTTTGTCTCCCAAAAAACCAATCCCACTTACGTTTCTTGGCAATAAAAATAAGGGTTTCTCTAACATAAACTTGAATAGATAGACCTAACTTCTTTGCCACCGCGACTTCAGTTGGTGATAAAACAATCTTGCCAATTTTATTTTGTCCTCTAACCTTGCGAACTTTCATTCTAGTGGCCTCCACCTTGTCTTCGGTTCATTGGCATGCTTCATGTAGAAGTGGATTAAGAAGTCAAACGTTTGGACGTATGTCATCCTCACGCCTGTATCTTGTTGTAGTCGGTCACGTATCTTCTCGATGTCTGCGCACACATCTACTGTGACCCGCTTGTTACGCACTCGTTTCATCTTAACTATTTTTTCAGTCATGGGTCATGATCAAATAGGTTATCCAAATGATGAGCATGACAATAAGCCCACTCATCACGGCGCAGATCAATGCCATGCTATACATGACAACATCTAACAACATCATTTGTTTCTCACCCATGTCCAGAACGCGATGAAAGCTATACCGCCAAAGCAATATAGAAACGCAATCCATATATCATGCAACATGGTGTATTTGAATGATCTGATGCCAAGTAACGCTCCTTGGATTTGTTCGTCGAACTCGTCCATCTTCGGGGGCTTGGGTGTATAGCACACACCAATCTGTACTTTGCCTGTGTTGTAGGGTACTGGGTTCATTTACTACTCCTTCTCTTCTTAACAGATACTATGCCTTCTTGTGGGGGTTCTGCCGCATCTAACATGGCATCTGCGATACGAAAACAATCTTCAGCATCTGCCTTGTCATCTCCAACTCGCCAATTCATTTTCATCATGGCGATACCCGCGTACAAGAGTCTTATGTACTCTCGGTCTTGTTCAGTCATGGTAGTCTCCTGACTACTCGTTGTCGTGAACGTGCTTAATGAGATTCATCAACCGCTCTTCTAAATAGCTGATGACTGCTAGAGAATGGCTGTACTTCTTCTCCCACTCTTTCTTGTCCTCATTGAGTTTCTCAACCTGTGCTCTCCAATCGAGACACCACCCATGGTACTTATCTATTTCGTCTAAGAGTTTTTCTATGCGAGTATTTAGCATTAAGTTTTCTCTGTGTAGCTGGTTCATCGCATCGTGCGTAGGTTGTGCGACTATCGGCTTGGTCTCGTTCTCGAGTCTATGAACGTAGTAGTACCCATGGCTTCTGCTAATGCGCCCACTATTAAACATGTTGCTCAGAGCCACGTATACACGCTTGGGGTTAGCCTTTAACGCATCAATAATAAATTTAGGTTTGACCGCTTTATCTTGTTTATTCAATAACTCTATGATCTGTTTAGTTAATGGTTTATTTTTCACTGCTTTCTCCTGTTGTTAATAAATTGA